AAATGTTTCTATTGGCGTCATTGTAGCATTTAATGAACCACCGCCATACACAGTAGCATATTTGTAGAACTGTCCGTTACAGAAAAATGGTAATAATAAAAATAAATATTTTATCATAGAACTTTTGTATAAGCATACGTTACATAGATGTCACAAGACCAACCACCCCCAAATCCTGTTCCATCACTCCAACAAATAAAAGGTGAATTAATTATTGAGGTATTTTTAACAGGTGTTCTTGGGGCGCCTTGAGCTTGAATAATATAAGAACAATCAGTTGTTTCTGAATTCATAATTCTGTCTGCTTTTCCCCAATAGTCCGTATCTACTGAAGAATCAAAGCCAAATAACAAACCCTTTGCAGACGCTTCTGTTGCTGCTGCGTATGTGCATAAAACAGTTACGTTAAATATTGTAGGCATATATCCACTTAATGCACCAATTAATGTTTTTGGAGTTGAATCTAATGCTAAAACTTCTGCATTACTTAATGAGAATTTATCTGTTTGAATAACATATTTAAAATCCGTTTTTTTAGATGTTCCGGTCTTGTCGGTCAGTCTTTGTCCAGCCATAATTTAATCTTTTAATATAGTTTTTAAGTTTCTTGAAATTTTCCCTACTAGAAGGATATGTTCTTCTTTTAACAGCCATAAACAGTAATTCCTGCACCTTGTAAGTAATTCTTTAGTCTATTGCTTCTTGCAACATTATTATCTAAATTAATACCTGCATAGTAGTTTCTTGTTGTTGGGTCTAAGTCAGCACCCGTATTGCTTGAATACTCAGGAAATGAGCTTGAATTATTTCTTAAATAGTCAATGCAACGCTGTCTGTAAAATTCAGCTGCATCAGTTGCTGTGTCCATTACTGGCTTTAAGTCATCATAAGTAGCACTTGCTGATTGATCCGTTGCACCCATAACCACAACAGCGTTGTTCACGAAACGAAGACGAAGGTAGGGAACAAGAGAAACGAATGCAAATTGCACTAAAGCAGGTTGGATGTATGTTTCAACAAGTGTCTTATAAGCACCTGTTAAACTGCTTCCTTGAATATCTGATTTTAGTTTAGCATCTAAGTCTGTTCCAAGTATCGGTAGAATGCTCATATCTTGTGCTAACAAAATATAAGGCATTATTAAATCATCGGAAACTGAACCGCCAATTGCTGAATCCTTTTTTAATCGTGTTGAACTTATGTATAGTGTATGTTGTATCGCCATAGTTTTATTTTTATTTTACGCCTGGATAATGACCTTGATTGGGCATATTCACAGGTGCTATTACTGCATCTTTAATTCCTGTTGGTTTTGGTGTATATGATTTAGGAATGCTATCAACCTTTTTGTAGTCT